GTTTCCCAGTCACGATCCTAGGGGGGTACGAAAGCCTTTTTGCTGCTAGACGCTCGTCCTTTCCTAAAGCACTCTATAAATTTTCCTAAAAAATATTAGATATAAGTTAGCTACAGGTTGTAAACAGATGTTATTAGTAGATACTTGTGATCCCCGGTGCACACAGGAATCGCGGTATGCTATAATGTACACATTAATACTGTTATAAGGCACGTCTAAATGACAAGCACTTTAGCACAATCTGAAAATCGTAAACGTGCATTGAAGCTGTTAGGCAGCGGCATAAGTAATGATCAAGTGGCTTCTGCATTAGGTGTAACTCCTGCTGTTATCAGCCAGTTGCTTGCTGAACCGGAATTCGCGGAACAAGTAACAGCTCTACGAGTGGAACAGTTACAAGCAAATACAGCACGTGATGAAAAGATAGACGATTTAGAAGACAGAGTATTGCAGAAGTTAAAAACTAATATTGGTCTAATGCTTAAGCCAGATCAATTACTGCGAGCATTTCAAATAATTAATAATGCTAAAAGACGTGGGCAAGTTGCAACTGCTGTTGATAATGCGGGTGCAACATTAGTTAATTTAACGATGCCAACATCTATTATACAACAGTATTCACATTTTGATATAAACAATGCCGGACAAGTTATAAAGGCTGGCGGTAAAGATTTACGAACAATTGAAAGTAATGAGTTAATGAATCAATTAAAGAATTCACAAGCAAAACAAGCACTAATGTCTCTACAGGAAACTATCGATGATAGTAAAAGGTCGCAAACAGAAGATGGAGCAGCAAATGCGGGAATTGCAAACGAAGTTACGTAAGCGAGATAAGCGCGTAGCTACAGACGTATTACTGCGCCTGAATGGTAAGCTTCGTAGAAGTGATTACATTACTATAGAAGTACCAGAGATAAATATTGATGTCGAATAATATCTCATTAGATGATCTTGGTGCTACTGTTGAGGAACGGGCTGCAATACTGGGGGATGCGCTAGACAAATCGCTTTCAGATTCTAACGAGTCTGTTGCTAGTGTATCTCCTGGTATTGAGCCTTCTCATTTAGCTCCTGAAACTTATAATGATTTAGATGTAGATCAGTTCACCTTTACTTCTGCAGATGTTTATAAGTATTGTAAAGAGTCACTAGATTTTCTGGCTGCTACATTAATGCCGCTAGTTTTTGAGTTCTGTTTTCCTCCTGTATTTAAAGCTGTATGGAGTTGGCTACTTAAATATGCTCATACAACAAGAACATTTCCACAGCTTGCATTAGGGCTACCCCGCGGATTTGGTAAAACAACACTACTTAAAGTATTCATTGTATATTGCATACTTTTTACTAATCGACGATTCATACTAATTACATCTGCTACAGCTACTCTTGCTGAAAATATATTGTCAGATGTAATAGATATGCTTAATGAACCAAATATAGTACATGCGTTCGGTGACTGGAAGATTGGCATTGAAAAAGATACAACTGATACCAAAAAATTCGGGTACCGTGGACGTAACATTATATTAGCAGCTATTGGTGCTGAAGGTTCATTACGAGGACTTAACCTTAAAAATGAGCGTCCAGATGTAATGATCTTTGATGACATACAAACTAAGGAATGTGCTGACTCAGAAATACAGAGTAATAAGCTTGAAGAATGGATGATTGGTACTGCTATGAAAGCTAAAAGTCCTAAAGGCTGTATGTACTTATTTGTAGGTAATATGTATCCTACACGTTACAGTATTTTACGCAAACTTAAGCACAACCCTAAATGGATTAAATTTATTACTGGTGGTATACAAGCTGATGGTACTAGCTTATGGGAAGAGCTGCAGCCAATAGACCAGTTAATGAATGAATTTGAAAATGACTTTCAAGCAGGACATCCTGAAATCTTTTATTCAGAGGTACTTAATGATGAGAATGCTGCGGTCAACTCTAAGTTAGATACATCTGCATTACCTTCTATACCTTATACAGAAGGAGAAGTACCAGCCGGTAACTTTATTGTAGTTGATCCTTCCAATGATAAAGCTAAATCTGACGATGTGTCTATTGGTTATTTTGAGGTACATGGTGGTAGCCCTGTATTAGTAGAAGTAGATGCACGAGTAATGAGTCCCGGAGATACTATACGAGTTGCTCTTGAAATGGGACTGAGAAATAACTGCAGATTAATAATCTGTGAATCTAATGCATTTCAGTACTCATTGCTGTATTGGTTTGAGCACATCGCAGAACAGATGCAATTAATAGGATTCTTTTTTGAGCCTATATATTCAGGAGTTAAAAATAAAAACTCTAGAATTGTAGAAATGTTTTCAGCATTGAAAAAAGGTGAAACTTATTTACACCCAAATACTCATTCGCAAGTATTCCCACAAATAAAACAATTTAATCCGCTTAAACGCGATAACATTGATGGCATATTAGATTTACTTACTTATGCGCCACGAGTTATACAAGAGTATGCGGGTCTCATACAAGCTTCATCTGTTATTGGTATACAAGAGTTTGAAGCAATACCTGTTGATTTACATAACAGCGCATTTTAATAGGAACTGATATGGCATCTCCTACACCTTCAATAAAACTTAGCAACAATACTCATGATGCACTTTGTGAGTATTATAAATCTATTTCACAACAAGCTAATGAACGCCGAACTGAACAGATTGCTGTTATGGAAAGGCAAGATAAATTCTATTCTCGAGAATTAGATACTACTCAAGAACAGTTAGATGCTAAGCGTGCTAATCGTACAGGAGATGTAACTAAACACCAAAACATACAACTACCTATTGTTAAACCTGCAATAGAAACAGCTGTTACTTATCAAACGTCTGTTTTTCTCACTGGTATTCCTATGTTTGGTGTAGTATCTAATCCACAAAACATGGATGCTGCAATTCAGATGGAAGCTATTATTGAAAATCAGCAGCGATTAGGTGGTTGGACACGAGAATTTATAACTTTCTTTCGTGATGGATTTAAATATAACTTCTCTGCAATAGGTGTGGAGTGGAGAACTGACAATGTGGTAAACTTAGAAACTGATTTAAGTTTCCATGAAACACAGGCACGCCCGAAGCCCTCAGTATGGCAAGGTAATTCAATCGAGCGTTGGGACCCGTATAATACAATAATTGATCCTAATGTAGATCCTGCGGAACTTTACAGATATGGAGAGTATGCAGGACATGTGGAGCTTATGCCACGTATAAGGTTCAAAATGTTTTTAAATAATCTTAATGATAGACAATGGAACAGAGATAAAGCTGCTTTAGAATCTTCTTATACAGGAGTAACAAAAGGTGTAGTACATGATGCTACAGGTTATTATATTCCAGTCATAAATGATGAGCGCGATCGACAAGTTGGAGCACACGGAACAAATTGGCTTAAGTGGGCTGGACTAAGTAGCAGTAATATAGATTATAAAGAGTTCTATGTTGTATGTACTATGTATATAAGAATTCTTCCCAGCGAATTTAACTTAAAAGTGCCACAAGAAAATACACCTCAGATATGGAAAATAATAGTTGTAAATAACTCAGTTATTATTCTTGCTGAACGACAAACTAATGCACATAATTGGCTACCGGTATTGATCGGTCAACCTCATGAAGACGGTTTAAAGTATCAGACTAAATCATTAGCTGATGATACAGAAGGATTTCAAAGTGTAGGTAGTGCATACATGAGTTCAATACTAGCTTCTAGACGTCGTGCTATTAGTGATAGATTATTGTACGATCCATTACGTGTAGATAAGTCACAAATTAATAGCTCTAATCCATCAGCTAAAATTCCTGTGCGCCCTGCAGCTTATGGTAAACCTGTAAAAGACGCGGTCTACCAATTTCCTTATAACGAAGATCAAAATGCAGTAGGTTTTAATAATATTCAACAACTGCTGGCAATGAGTAATTTGTTAACAGGACAGAATCCTGCTAGACAAGGTCAGTTCGTAAAAGGCAATAAAACAAGAGATGAGTTTCAAGAAACATTTAATGCCAGTGGTGGCAGAGATCAATTAACTAGTATACTTTATGAGGCACAAGTATTTGTTCCTTTGAAGCATATATTAAAAACTAATATTTTACAGTTTCAAGGAACAGAAGTTTTAGAGTCAGAGCAAAAACAAAGAAGTGTAACTGTTGATCCTGTTGCACTAAGAAAAACTGTGCTTAATTTTAAAATTTCTGACGGCCTAACTCCTGCAAGTAAAATACTTAGTACTGATGATTTTCAATCTGCTTTACAGGCGTTAGCACAAGCTCCTGCTATAGGCTCAGGTTATAACTTAGCTCCTATGTTTAGCTACATAATGAAGACTAAAGGTGCAGACTTAAGACCTTTTGAAAAACCGCCGGAACAACTTGCTTATGAACAGGCTCTACAAAGCTGGCAAAATTTAGTTTCTCTTATTATAGAGAAATCTACTGATCCAGTTAAAGCACAAGCAAATTTACCTCCGCAACCACAACCGAAAGATTTTGGGTATTTTCCTAACCCCGATGCTAACCAACAAGAAGGAGTAACAAGCGATGCTAATAGCTGATCATGCATTTCCTTGTATTCAACGTCATGATCTCAGCAATGAACAAATCGTTGCTGCAGCCAATTTAAGTATAGAAACAAGACAATGGCTAGAGAATTTGTTAGCAGATAAGATAATTGAAGGCGCTACAATAGAGTACGATGCACGTGATCCACATAGTTTCTTACAAACCGATGCAGCAAGAAAAGCTGAGATAATACTTTTATCTCACATTTTAAGTTTAGTTAATAACCCCGATACAGAATTTACATATCCTGTAGACACCCCTGAAACTGGAGACAACCAATGAGCGGTATAAACCCTAGCGATATTTTTAACCCAGCACCTGCGCAACAATCAACACCTGATGTAAATTCTCAGACTGCACCACCACAAGCAGGAAACATTAATAATCCTCCTGTTGTAGAAACTAAGGAAGGAGGTGGCACTGATACTAATGGAGTAGTCCCAAAGAATAATGTAACGGATGATAAATCCCCGCTTGCTCAATTTGATGGCTTGTGGGACAATGACTCTAAAGAAAATTCTGATGAACCTGCACCTCTTGTACAACAGATAGATTCTACTAAGTTAGGAGAAGTCTTATCTAAAGTTGATTTTACAAAAGGTGTTGAGAAAGAAACTTTATCAAAAGTTGCAGCTGGTGGTGAAGAAGCTGTTGGCGCTGTAAATCAACTTCTAAATAAAGTTGGACAACAAGTAGCAGCACAAAATGTCCAAATAACACAGAAGTTAATAGAACAGGCAGTTACAGCAACACGTGAAGCAACTCTTGCAGAAATACCTGAACTTGTTCGTAGTGCATCTCTCCAAGACTCACTTGCGACTAATAACCCCGTGTTAAACAACCCCGCACTTAAACCCATAGCTGACATGGTTCAATCTCAGCTACAACTTAAACACCCTGACGCAACTGTTACTCAATTACAACAACTAACTGGTGAGTACTTGTCTGGATTAGCTGATGTGCTTGCTCCTACAAAAGAGCAAGATACTGCTAAAACTGGTGCAAGTACTGGCGCAATAGATTGGGATACTTGGGTACAGCAATCTTAATTATTTTTACTTGAGAGGTATTATTCACTATGACTACTGGAGTTTTTAACACAGGCAATCTTGCCACAGATCATGCAGCAAAAAGTTTTGCTAGTATGATTACTCGGCTTATGCCGAATGGCTCTGCGCCTTTGTTTGCACTTTCTTCCATGCTTCCAGAAGCTACTGCTAAGCAGATTGAACACGGCTTCTTCACGAAGACTATGGTTTTCCCTGAAGTTACTGCTAACGGAGCTATTGCTGCTGGCGTAACTACACTTGTTGTAGATTCGTCTGCTAATATGTTGCCGGGTATGATTCTGCGAGTTGACAGCACTGATGAGCATATCATTGTAAATACTGTTCCTGATGGTACAAGTATTACTATCACTCGTGCGATCGGTACTGTTGCAGCTGCTACTATTCCTGACAATGCGGTACTGTGGCAAGTAGGTAACGCATACGAAGAAGCATCGGATCGTCCGGTTGCTCTTAGCATCGTACCTGTTCGTGTAACTAACTTGACTCAAATCTTTCGTAACACTTGGACTATCTCTGATACTGTTCGTGCTACGTTGATGATTGCAGGAGAAGAAAACATTGCTGAATCTCGACAAGACTGCGCAGCATTTCACGCAGCTGATATTGAGAAGATGTTGTTCTTTGGACAGAAGTTCTCAGGTACACGCAACAGTAAACCTTTCCGCACAGCTGATGGTCTGGTAAATGTTGTAGATACACTTGCTAACTATCCTTCTTCGTACTCTCAGACTAACGTCTTTACTGCGGGTGCTACTACTAACTGGACTCAATTAGAAGGTTTCTTAGATCCAGCTCTTAACCAAGCTACTGATCCTAAGACAGCTAATGAACGAGTTCTGTTCTGTGGCTCCACTGCAATGGTTGTACTTAACAACATTGGTCGATTGAATGGTACTTATCATCTTGTTGATGGTCAAACTTCTTTTGGTCTGCAGTTCCGTACACTTAAGACCAGTCGTGGTACTTTCCGCTTGATTGAACATCCGCTGTTTAATACTAACGCTACGTGGCAGAAGTATGCAGTAGGTGTTGATCTTGCAACTTTCCGGGTCGCTTATCTGGGGAATCGTAAAACACAAAGTCGTGATTTTAACAACGATTCTAATACTGCACAAGATGATGGCATCGATGCAGTAGGTGGTACTCTTACTACTGAGTGCACCACAGAAATTCGTAACCCTCCCGCTAACCTGGTAATTAAAAACCTTACTGCTGCTGCAGCTGGTTAATAAAGCTACCTAGGACCGTAGACAAGGACGTCTCATCCTAGTTTTAAATCTTGGAGAGTAATATGAACGACCAAATTAATAAATCTGATACCTCATCTGCAGCTGATGCTACTGATGCTACTGAAACTGGGACTGATACTGCAAATGCTGATGCTGTAGACTTATCAGTTCTAGCTACAATTGATACAAAAGCGTTGGAAGCAACTATTGCTGACAGAGAAGATAAAACACCTGAAGATCGCAGACCTGCTGTTGAGCGTCCTGAAACAGTTATTCCTACTCAAGAAATTGTAGGAACTGCGGAGGAAGGACAGAAGGCTGTAACTTATCATGTGTTTCATTCTCGAACTGAGCGTTGCCGTATGATTCATCCAGATGGCACTGCAATTAATTTCTCTCAATTTCGCCATGTAACTAGCACATCTAAAATTATTAAATATCTGAATAAGGAAATTAAAGAAGGTCATCCTCACATTTATATTAATGAAGATGAAAAAACAATTGATGGTGCTAAGTTAGCTGATCCGATGGAAATGTTACGTCAGAAGATTATCAGAGAGCATGAGCAACGTAAATTGCAAGATGAAAATTATGCAAAAGCTCACACTCCTCATGCTGGAGAATCTGAGACTCGTGATACACATGCTTTGTATAAAACTGGTATCGGCACCACAGCACATATATTTGACGATTTAGTTCGAAAGAGCTAAAAATAGGGTAGCAGCATGTTATTGTCAGAACTAGTAGCTGAAGTTTACATTCAAACAGAACGAAGTGATCTTGTAGCAGACACTTCTTCTGCAATTCGTGCTGCTACCTTAACTGTGCATAATTCAGATTATTACAATCGAGACGTACTAGAGAGTGGTCTTAAATTTGATTCTTCTACTTATGAACAAAGAGCAGAATTAAATGCTATTCCTCGTTACAGAAAAATGAAATGGTTACGTAAATGGGATTATGTTAACAACTGCGGCGGAGCTGTTATTGATATAGTAGACTCTCCTGATGTCTTTGACGAATATAACAGACAACGTACTAATATTGGTTACGAAGCTGGCGCAGTTTTTAACATACGCTCTAATACACAAGAACAGTATTATTTATTTGGTGCTTATGTGCATCCTGATGTCACATCACTTAATTTTAACTCTTGGATAGCTGATGGATCGTGACTGGGAAAC